CTGGGCGCGTTGCCCAGGTCCTCGTAGGCGCCGGGGGAGCCGTCCGCGAACAGGGCGATCTGGAGCATGCCGGATCCGAGCGTGTACAGCGTGGTGCTCGGGCTTGAAACTGCCATTGGTGTGTCTCCTTATGTGTTGGGCAAGCAGCTTGCCCGGGTTTTGTACACCGCCTCGTACACGCAGACGCTGCGGTTCGGGGCGTAGGCCACTGGACGGACGGCGGTCAGCTCGGGCGGGGTCCACCCGTCCAGAATCCGCTGGCGGTGGACCGCGTTGCGGGACAGGGTCAGCAAATCGTACACGCCGGGGCTCGATACGTCCCCGCGCGCTGCCGACTTGGCCCCGCGCACGTTCCGGTCCCCCACGATCAGGGAGAAGGTCGCCGTCAGCTCGTCGTAGCGGTTCACCGGCTTCACGATCAGGTCGTTGGCCGTGACGTAGATGCAGGGGAACTGGAGCGTCAGGTCGTCCAGCTCCGCCACATCCATCTGGCCGCTGTAGCTGTCCAGCGTCTTCAGTCCGGGGATTCCGGCCAGGGCCGCCAGGACGGCGTCTTCTATCTGTTCGAATGCGTGCATCAGTATTTGTCCATCGTCGTGGAATCAAAGATCTTGTCCCGCACGGACACCTGAGCCCCGCCCTCGTACCCGCCGGCGGCCGGAGGGCTCGGGGGCGGCTGAACGCCCAGGGAGATCTTTCCGGAAGCGATGGCCTCCAGGAGCCGGATCGCGGCCTTGTACCGCTCGGACCGCAGCTCCGGGGCCTGCTCCTTGACCCGCGAGTAAAGGTTGTAGATCGCGATGTCCGCGCAGAGCTTGGCCAGGATCGGCGGCACGGTCCCCGCGATGGGCAGGGCGTACCGGCCGCCGATGTAGGCGTCTATCTCGTCCGATGCCGTGTCTATGGCCTCGGCGATCTTCTCCGCGTCGATGCTGCCGGCGGACGCGTCATCGGTCAGCCGGATCAGCACCGACTCGGGCAGCATTCGGGCCAGGTCGGCCTGGGCGCAGTAGCTCATCAGACGACCTTCGCGTAGACCACGCAGCCGGGGCGCTGAAGCACCGGCAGGGGCCTGGCCTCGGCCTTGATCCAGCGGCCGGACGGATCCTGCTCTTTCCAGGACTTGGAGAAGAACATCACGCCCTGGCCTCCCGCGTTGATGTTGCCCACGCCGCCGGGCGCGTCGTCGTCCACCACCGGCGCGTAGGGCACGTCGACCAGGTCGTTGGTGATGCCGACCAGGATCACGTACTCGGCGCCCAGCATGCGGGTCCGCACGTTGGCGTCGGAGATGAAGCTGTTGTCGTACTCGATCAGCTCGGTCTTCGCCAGCCGGGTCACGTCCTCTTCCTCGGCGATCTTCACGCCCTTGTTGTAGGCCAGCAGCGCCAGGACGGACGTGTTCTTGAGCAGGTTGTCCATCGCGCTGTACCCCAGGAACATCACCCACCCGGTGATGGGGGTCTTCGCGTCGTCCTTGATCAGCCGCTTCCACTCCCGGATCTTGTTGATCGGGTTGGAGCTGGTGTGCGACCAGAGGTCCGTGTCGGACAGGGTGACCGTGTGCGTGGAGTCCACGCCGTAGTCGACCAGCTCGGTGGTCAGGTCGGAATCGTAGATCTTGCCCTTGAGGGCGTTGACCGCCCAGTATTCCAGGGTCCGGTCGTGCTTGACGCGCATGTCCGCCTGCTCCCGCGCGATGCGGGTGGACATCATCTCCGTTCCCAGCGCGCCGTAGGCCCGCAGGGCGTTGAGCTCCGCCGTGTGGATGAAGCGCTTGTCCGCCAGGCGAGGCGCGGTCAGGGTGATCGTTTTGCGGCCGGTTTTGTCGTCCACTGTGGCCGGCGCGTAGATGCTGATGTTTTTCAGCAGCTTCTCCGATCCGGTGATCACGTCGAAGGCCAGCCGGTCGCTGGGCTCCAGGTGCTCCTTGCCGCGGAACAGGCGGTTGTACACCACCATGTTCGCGGAGGGCATCTCGTTGATCGCGGTGGTCAGCACGCGAATCTTAAACAGGTTGTCCATCTCTTTCCTCCATTCGGGCGGATCAGGCCGCCCGCGCCGTTATCAACCCTGCGAGGTGGTCGTGGTCGTGGTCGTGGTCGTCGTGGTCGTGGTGGTCGTCGTGGTCGTCGCCGGCAGGCTCAGGATCGCCTCGTCGATGATGATGCCCCGATCCTGAAGCGCCACGATGCCGGTCCGCTTCTGGGTGGTCGTGATCCCGTCGGGCCAGATCAGGTCGGACGCCCGGTATTTGCCCACGAAATACGCCTGGGCCAACTGGGTGTTGTCCGCGTCGTCCTCCACGTCCTGGGCCAGGATCGCCCGGGCGTTGGCCGTGGTGGACGTCGTGTTCTGTTGCCACTGCCCGGACGCCGCGGACACCATTTCCAGCACGGTGCCGCGGGACAGGTCCCCGCAGTCGACCTTCAGCGTGATCGCGCGCTGAATGTGGTTGCCGTCGGCAACGAGCTGAGTCAGCTCGGTGTCGGTGTTTTCGGTTACTCCGTAGGTCGCCATTATTTATCCTCCTTCCGGCCGGCAGCGGTCGAGATGCGCCGCGCCAGTGCCGCGTCCTGTTTGGCCTCGTCGGCCGCCTGGTTTGCGCCGGCTTTTTCCTTGGTGGCCAGCTCGGAAAACAGCGGGGCCTTGCCGAACCCGGTCAGGAATTCCTTGAACCAGGCCAGCTTGGACTTGCCCTTGCCTTCCGCGAACTCGGCCCCGTCGGCCAGCGCCTGGGCGAACTCGACCAGGCCGGCGTCCTTCCACGAGGGCGGGATCTTGCCGTCCGCGATCAGCTTCTCGCAGAACGCGGCCACCTCGCCTTTGCGGGCGTTTTCGTTAAATTCGGCCAATGCCTGCTTGCGGGCCGCTTCTCCCGCGGTCTTTTTTGCCGCCTCCAGGTCCGCCTCGGAGAACGCGGCCGGCTTTTTGCCGCCGTCTCCGCTGGCAGGCTCCTGGGGCGCCTTTGCCCTGGACGTTTCCCAAAACTTGAGTAGGTCCATGATTTCAGCAAAAGTCATACTCCTTGCCTCCTTTGCCGGGCGGTTCTCCGCCCCGTTGGGTGTTGAAAATTCGAACGTCGCCGAAGCGCTTTCGAGAAACTTCATGTTTTTAAGCCCCTTGACCGCCGGGGGCACGGCGCCGAGAAACCCCACGTGCCGCAGCCGGCCGTCGGCGTAGAATGCCGCGGACCGCTTGGGAAACCGGCCGTCCTTCACCATCGACGCGAAGGCGGGCTCCACGTCGCGGAACTTTGCCAGCAGCACCTTTTTGCCGTCACGGGTCTCCGCGGTCACCGCAGACACCAGCCCGTAGGCCGGGTCGTCCGTGGCCGGGTGTCCGATCACGGCCGGCGGCTCGTGGTAGGTTGCGTCGAACGTGGCCACGGCCCGCGCGATCAGGGCGTCCCCGTCGTGGGTTTTCCCCGTCGAGTCGATCTGCGGCCCGCCCTGAAATATTTCGATCCAGTCGTTGAATCCGGTCATTTTCTCCTCGCCAGGTGATCGACCAGGGCCGATCGTATCTCCGGCCAGTCCGCTTCCTGAACCATCAGGAACGGCCGCGCCGGTATGTTGCCAAAGGGTATGGTCACGCGGCGCGCATGGGCCGCGACCTTGACTTTCTTTCCGGAGGCCAGGCGCCGCACATGGCTCTTGACTCCCGCCACCACCGTGCCGAACTCGCCTTTCGACGCGCCGTAGTGCTGGGTGATCGCGTAGACCACGTTGGTGCCCACGGCCACGGAGTCCTCGTCCGGCTCCACGGTGAACGAGTTGCGCAGCCGCCCGGTCAATGACAGGGTCTGCCCGCTTTCCGACGCGGCCCGCTTCGATGGCCTCCAGGCGTCCGGCCGGCCCTCGGCCCGGAAGTTGCGCATGATCGAGGTTCTCACCGTCTCTCCGATGATCCGCATGGCCGGCTTCAACGTCCTGAAATTGGCCGCGATGGCCTCCAGGAGGATGTGGATCTCTTTTTCGGGCTGGCGGATGTCTATTGAAATCATTGGAGACGCACTCCTGAGGGATGAGGGCTGAGACCTGAGACCTGAAGGGAGGGCTGAGGGCTGAGACCTGAAACCTGAGTTTGGGTCCAGTCCCAGAGCCTTGGGCCGATCAGGGTGAAGGTTGTGGTTTTGCCATCCAGCGTTCTGACCAGGGTCAGGGCCTCGTAGGTTTTTTCCTCGTGTTTGGCCGGTCCGGCCCAGGCTTCGTCCGGGTTCAGGATCGTTTGGGCCAGGTCGGCCCAGGGCGCTTTCACGCCGGAGATCATCTCGGGTCCTACTGCCAGCACGAACCCGCCGGGCAGGGGCCGGGCCACGGTGGTTTTGCCGTCCGATCCCAGGGCTTTTAGAAACGCCAGGGATCCGGACTCCGAGAATTTTGTCGCCGGTTGGGTTGCCGATTTCTTGATTTTTTCGGGGCTCAGGCCGGTCAGCCAGTCCTTGCCCACGTTCTGGTTAAAGCCCGGATCCGGCATCAGCATGCGCGCCGGCATTTTGCTTTTCGTGCGAAAATCCGTGGGCTCGAAGAGTTTTCCGGTCGGGTCTTCATGCTCCACTTTAAGGCCGTCGCGCTCGATCTCGCGGTCTGAGAGCGTCACCACCGAGCACCGGCACCGGTAGCCGTTGGGCGGCATCCAGGTGTTCCAGAACTCGTGGTCCGCCGGGAAGATCTTGCCGTCCATCGCCCGGTGCGCCGGCCGGGTGCGCGAATCGTTGATCGCGCTGTACATCCAGTACGGCCGGGCTTTCTTGACCTGCTGCATCTGGACGTAGCGCCCCGCGTTGTACGCGGTCTGAACATTGGTTCGAAAAATAATCTGGAGCCGGATGCCGCTCCAGTTCTGCTGGGCGATGATGTCGGGAATCGCGGCCTTGAAGTCCTCGAAGGTCGTGCCGGCATCGATGGCGTCGGCGATGGCCTGCTGCACGGCGGATATCTGGTCGTGGCGGGTCAGGCCCGAGACCATGAAGGATCGCGCGCGCTGGGCCTCGACCAGTTCGTCCCAGTCCTCCCGGCTCATCGGAACCTTGGATTTCCAGAACGTTTGGGCCTCGGCCATCGGCATGTCAAACGCCAGTCTCATCGTTTCTGCGCCCTTCCCCACATATGGGCCGCGGTCAGCACCCGGGCCAGTATTTCCTCGAAGTCTGCCGCCGGAACGCGGTCCGCCACGGTGGCGGCCAGGCGCTCCTGAAGATCCTCGTAGCTCGTCGCCGACTGCACGGCCTCGATGATGGCGGCGGACACCGCCTCCCGGGCCTCGGCAGCCTTTGACAGGGAATCGTCGACCAGGTCTTCCAGGGCCTGCTGATCGGGCGTAAACTTCCGGGTCTCGGCAAACCTCAGGTTGGAGCGGTCAAAATCGTTTTGCAGCGGGTTTTCTTCGGTCGGCTCCGTGACCTCGATCTCGTCCTCCTCGAAATTGTACCGCCGCTGGTAGTAGATTTTGGTGAACCGCACGCCCTGATCCTTGAGCTTCGCATCCCGCTCGGCCCGGTCGGCCTGAATGTCCTCGTCCTCCAGCCAGGTGAACTCGGGCGGCTCTGCGCCGGAAAAGTTCAGCTCCACCACCCAGGAGATCAGCTCGTCCAGGCACCCCTTGACCATCCGCTTGTCCTGGTCCACCAGGTCGGCGCGCACCTCCATGTGCGATTTCGTGGCCGCGTAGGATCCGCCCTGGTCGAGCTCGGTGGTCAGCGTCTGGCCGAGGATGGCTTTGGATATGTCCCGGTTGGCGGCACTGATCAGTTTGTCGTAGATGTCGGCGGATGCGCTCTTGCCGCCCGCTTCCATGATCTCGACGCTCTCGTCGTTGTTGATCACGGCGCAGGCGTCCTGGACCATCGAGGCCAGGTGCGCCAGCAGCGCGCCGCGCTCGGTCTCGTTCGTGGACCGGGGCACTCTTCCCACCACCCAGGGCATGCCGTATTTTTCCGAAAATATGCTCCAGAACTTCCATCCGCCGCGCTTGAAGGTCACGGGCCAGAAGCACCGGGACAGCAGCCGGTCCCCGTAGGGGTTGCGGTAGCTGGCGTGGTGCCGGGCCGTGATGAACCGGTAGGGCGGCAGGGGCTCTCCCTCGACCATGTTGGCCTTGGATATGAACCGCATCTCGTTGTCCTCGGTAAAGCCGAACCACTCGGGCGGTTTTCCCGCCACCCGGTCCGGAACCCACAGGCCGGACGCGGTCCGCCAGACCACCTCGCAGGGGGCGATTCCGAAAAACGGGGCCTCCAGCAGGTCGGTGATCACTTGGTAGATGTCGATGTCCTCCATGAACCCGACCACGGCGTCCATCACCCGCGTGTTGACCCGCTTGGGGTTGTCCGCGGGCTCGCGAATCTCCCACTCGCAGGACAGCGCCCCGGATTTCCGGGACAGGTAGCAGGCGCCCACGTGGGCGTC